CAACCAGACGCCACACAAGGAGGAGCTCTTTCCTAGCGCGCCAGAGACTATGAAAAATCCTGCTCAACAATAAGAATGGACCAGTACCTCCGTCAGCCCATAAGCGCCGCCGCCATCGCAGCAGCCGTCACGGTCATTTACCTCATGGGAAAGAACAAGCTGAACGGAAAGGCCAATGCGCCAAACTCGGAGTATGCCAAGCCAGCCGTGCTCGTGGCGATCCTCGTCTACTTCATAGTCGCACAAGGGTCTGGACACAGAGAGTCTGTGAGTTTGGAGCCGTTCTAGTCATCTAATAAACATTTTTTTGGAATATCTGAAGGAAAGATTGGAAGCTGTTTCATAATACCCCAATCTTCATTTATGAAACATTTCTTACACAAGGCTACGTGAAAAAAATACGGTATTTTAACAGGGGAATAATTCCTTTTATTACATATCACACAGTTGCGATACTGCTCCCAATTATATTTTGCATGTCTTGGGTATATTTTAGGAAGTACAGATTCCCATAAATATTCGATTTGGTCAAATTTTTTACATATATCACATTTTCCGTCACGGATACAACGCAAGTCTTGCGTTTCATAATCTTTCGCATTTATTTCAAACCATGGCTCAGGTCGTTCAGTGGTTGTCGCATGAGTATACTTTATTTCAAAAATATATCTAGGTTTTCCTCCATTCACTAAAGCCACATCTGCTACGTAAGATCCACCCGGTCCCCTGAATTCTACTTTGACCTCGTCATCATCTTTGTGAATAATATTAAATATTTCTCTACCTCCTGCCCCTTCAGTAAATTGTGAACAATTATTGACTTTACAAAATCTTGAAATTTTTATTTTTTTCTTTTGTTTTAACATTTCGGCCAGGCGATACTTGGCGTCCTTGTGTACCTGACTTTCGTTAGGGTGTTCAAAATATGTACAATTATTTTTTACATGATGGGCAAAGTGGTGTACACGGACGTCTCCCTGCCTGGGTATGACGCGGTCTCCACAGTCCACGCAGTGATACCTCCTTTCCTTCAGGGCATCACGAGGGAGAACATATTCATTTGTTTCTGTATCAAGTGCTCCTGCGCTCATTTAGTTAAAAGTAAAGCAAACCCTTTATTAAATGAGTTCCCTAGATGCTTTCAACGAGCTATATTCCGACTTTATTGGCGACCTCGAGGGTGCCTTTCCGGACGACGAGTCCGTGAAGACTTTCAAGGCTGAGTTTGTGGCGTCTCGTGAGGCGTCATCTCGGGGTCCCCTCGAGTCCTTTATGAAGCTTGATGCCAAGGGTATTACTGCCCGTGACCCAGCCTTCATCAAGCAGATGGCTTTTGCGCCCGTCTGGTCCGGTGCGTCCGACCAGACCAAGCAGGCCATCTGGAACCACCTGAATGGTATGTATATGATTGGTATGACCCTTTCCATGTTCCCTCCCGAGACTCTCAGTGCCATCGAGGCTGCGGCCAAGAAGTGCGCCGAGAGTGGCGCTTTTGACCCTTCTGCCCTGAGTGGTCTTCTCTCTGGAATGATGGGCGGTGGTGGGTTCCCGGGAATGATGGCGGCTCCCCAGCCTCAGCGTCGTGTCACCGGCGGCTCTCGCCAGAAAAAAAGTAAGAAGTAAATAGTAGATGGATCCTCGTGAGATATTCCGGAAGGACAAACTTCTTGAATTTTGGCCAACATCTTTTCAGTCGGCCAGGGATCGAGTCGCGGCGACAACGCGTTTCGTCGTGTACGCGATGAGTGTCCTGTACCTCATCAAGCGGGACGCCCGTATTTTAGCCCTTGGAATCCTTGTCCTTGCCGTACTTTACTTTTTGTATACAAATAATCAGATTCCAGACGGACAGGTCCGCCCGACACAAAGCGAAGGCCGGGCACCCTATTGGGCCCGCGACTCTGTGACTATGCCGACGATCGACAATCCCATGGGAAATGTGTTATTGACTGACTATGTAGACAACCCTGACCGCCCCCCAGCGGCATGGGCCGCGAGCGTCGAGAAGGAAACCAGCGTCGTCTGGGACTTTATCCACCCTTTCGAGAATAAGAAGGAGGCCCAGCGAAACTTTTACACCCCTGCTAGCACAACCATACCCAACGACCAGAACGCATTCGCCGAGGGTGCCTTTGGGGCCAAGTTTTCTCCATTCTCCAAGGATGGCTCGGGCGTGGCTGATGTCGACAGCGATCGCTTCCACTTCCCAGAACGGCCGCAGATGCGCGCAGGGAACGGGCGCTAGAGACGAGTCCGAAGGACTCGGATCGGAATCCCTGAAAAGGTCTATGAATAGAGGCCTACGGCCTCCATTCGAAAAATAAAACCTCCACAAACAGTAATGGGACGCAACCTTATGACGGATCGCCTGATGCTCCAGCCCCGAATCTGGCAAGGGCCAGCCCAAATTATGCTCGAGGATGTGGTCAGGCAGGATGACCGCCTGCGGTCGCAGTCCACCAGCACCTGGAAGAATCAGTACGCCGAGACTCCGTACGACTTCCCGAACCTATATATCGGGAACGATCCCTTTCCAGTCCGTCTGTTTGATCCCATCAGCACGTACAGTAACGATCAGAACAGCCGGTTCAACCAGCGCAACCCGTCGGTCGTTCCGTACCTTAATCTTCGCCCGAACCGGTGGGCCGCAATGTCTGGCCCAGGCCAAGTTAAATATGTAGGTTAAAAGTAATATGGACCCATTGGCTCTAGCAGCAGTTGTCGGTCTTGTGTTTGTGGGTCAGAGATTCAGCCAGTCTGATCCTCCTCCTGCAACCACTGTACCTGTGAAAACCCCTCACCAAGTGACTCGTCTCGACACGGATTTGGCGTCTGGCGGAGCCCCCGGTATGCGCGCGGACGCTTTCGGTCTTCGTCCGATTAACCCTTCGTTCGGTCGGCGCATCGGTGACGACTACCTTGCTCCCAAGGAGGCTATTCCTTCGCTTCAGGACTGGTCTCCAATTGCAAATAGGTACCCACACGGCCAGCCCGTCTATGACCTCTATGACCGCGAGAATGTCACGAACAAGATGAATAATTTGCAGCCCGTGGAGAGGGTCCACGTGGGACCGGGTCTGGGCGTGGGACCCAACGTCCCTGCCATCGGCGGGTTCCAGCAGTTCTTCCGTGCTCTTCCGAACAACGTGAATGAGGAGAAGCTCGTGACTCTTCCAGGCGGTGAAGGTCCCGCCAACTACTTCGTGAAGGGCGGCGGTGTCGAGTTTGCCGGAAAGGGCCTTATCAACGGTCAGATGAGCCACCAGGCCAAGGTGACCAAGACCTGGACCCGTCCTCCGGCTCAGAACAGCGGCCAGGGCCAGGGCGCTATCCGGGCTCCAGAGGGCCGCCCAGACCAGATCAAGACTCGGAAGACGACGATTCGCCAGGAGACGGGGATGCGGTCGGGCGATGGCCTCGAGATGGGTCCTGGCCAGTATGCCAGTGTGTATCAGGCGTACAACAATCAACTGACCGATTCTTCTCTTCCTCACTCGACCGGAAACCGCGTCAATCCAGACAGGGCGGCAAACGGAGGCCGTATGAATGTTCGGGCCGATCCTCAGTATGCGAACGGATCCGCTTCTCGTGCTCGCGCAGAGTCCATTCCTCTGCGCCCAGGACCCATGTCTCTCCATGCCGCAGGCGGCGGTGGACCGTACAAGCCCGCAGAAAACTGGAGCCTCAACAACAACAAGTCCGAGCCGAACCCCCTGGCTTCTCAGGCGAACCTCAACATTGCCCGGAACCAGGTGGTCAATAACCCGTTGGCCATTCCCGCGTGGGCGACTGTGTGAAAAAACTAGATGTACTTAATAAATGAGTGGAGGTATTGTCCAGCTCGTCGCTACCGGTGCCCAGGATACTTGGCTTTCGGGCAAGCCTGAAATTTCCTTCTTCCGTTCCAACTACAAGCGATACACTCACTATGCGGCAGCCCCAGAGCGCCAGACCATTCAGGGCATTCCCTTCCCAGGGTCCATCTCTACGATCCGTATCGAGAAGAAGGGCGACCTCCTGTCCTACATGTACCTGACGGCCCGTGACCCGAACGGAGCTCAGATCCCTAACATCAATTGGATGCAGATCATTGATCGCATCGAGCTCCTCATCGGCGGCCAGGTTGTCGATCTTCACGATGCGAATTACGACCTGGATGTCGAGCCAGTCGTGGGTGCATCGAACTGGTCCCAGCGTTACTTGAATACCACTGGCAGTCCGGACAATATTACAAAACCCACCAATAAGAATTCTTCATTTTATCCCTTCAAGTTTTTCTTCTGCAAGGATTGGTCCGTGAGCCTGCCCCTCGTGGCTCTCCAGTACCATGATGTGGAGATTCGCATCACGTGGGCCGGTACTCTCAATAACCTCCTTTCCCCTGCTCTTCAGTCTCCTAACGCGGGCACCACTTACGCAGCTCTCAACTATCAGTGCTGGTGCAACTTTATCTACCTCGACCAGGCCGAGCGCGAGTACTTTGCCCAGGCGACTCACGACCTCCTGATTACTCAGGTTCAGCGGGTTCCCATCGGCACCAATGCCGTGCAGGAGCTCGCTTTGGCTCAGCCAGTCAAGTTCCTAGCCTTCCAATGTGTTCAGTATGGTAGCCAGTACAGTCCTATTGACGGAACATCGAACTTTGGTTCTGGATCCGTAACGGCGGCCAACTACGCTCTCAAGGTTCAGATCAACGGTGTGGATGTCGGCGAGTCCCGGCCACTTCCGCTGTGGACCGATGCGAACCAGTACTACCACACTCCTTGGGGATATGACGCAAACGGAGCCGAGACTCCCCTGCTTCTCATTCCTTACTGTCTAGACACTTCCAAGCTTCAGCCGACCGGGACACTCAACTTCTCTCGGCTCGACACGTACCGCCTGGTTGTCCCCAACGGCCTGGCGAACGGC